CCCTGAGCGCCATCATTGCAGAGGCCAACAGTCCTGACCCGTGGACGAGCCGGGCACGACCCAGCTTTCTTTACCTGTTCTACTTCGTTATCGTGGCACTGGTAATTTTTGCCCCCACCCTTGGGGTATTTTACCCGGCACAGATGGCACAGTTCTTTGTCAACGTGGCTGCTGGCTTTGCTGCCATACCTGAGCCGATGTGGTGGACGTTCAGCACTGGCTACCTCGGCTACGTTGGGGCTAGGCAGTACGGCAAGACGAAGGGGACTGACCGATGACAATCTACGCCGCATTCTTAATCCTCGGAATCGTTAAATAGTGCATCCTTCTTTATGGATTACGCGCTTAGCTTTTATGTACGCTGCGCAAGCAAGTTCTGCTGAGTCGAAACGCCCTATATGGTGACGTTTCCCATCGAGCGAGATTTGGGCTTTAAACTTTTTTCTTTCTTTGTCCCATGTTACGCCGAGGAATCCGGTGGTATTGTCGCTGCGCGGCTTGCGTTGATTTTGTAGGTTTATAGCTTGAGAAACATCACGTAGATTTACTAGCCGATTGTCACTATTAACGCCATTTATGTGGTCAATCTGTTTTTTTGGCCAGTATCCATGAATGTATAGCCATACCAGGCGGTGAGACTTGTACGCACAACCATCAACGATAATTTGTGACCGGTCTCTCTTGTTTAAAGTGCCGGACACACTGCCAATTCTAGCCCCACGGCGTGATGTAAGCCGTGTGAATATGCCCGTATTAGCGTCGTAATTTAGTAGCTCGCGTAAGCGTACAGAGGTTAGAATTGAATTAGTCATGATGATTCCTTCCGAATCTGATTGGTTAGAACCAGCACTGTCTTGCTTGACTTTGCTGGTTCGCCTATTTTACATCATTGGATTGGTGATTGGCTGGGCGCTGTTTGCCTGATTAGCGCCCGGTAGCCGTTAATGGCTACGCGGAGTTGCTCCTCAAGGTCAAGGATTCGCGCATCCTGCTCTGCCATACGTGCGTAGGACTCGATAGCGAACTTAATGAGGTTCGCGTGGTTCCATAGTTGGAATGCTGCTTTCATGTGGAATTCTTTTCTTTCAATGCGGCTTCTATAGCGTGCCAAGTACGCACCGCTTCGTTTGACCAACAGTCAGCGGCTTCCTCTTTCGTTAAGCCAACCCAAGCGCGCGGCCCCGAGCCAACCAATTCAGCACGCACAACTAAGCCCAACGCATCCTGATACGCCTCAGACTTGCAGCTAGGCCAAGTGCAGGAGTGGCTCTGGGAGGTGTCGAGGGAAGCCCGCAGCGCATCCATCGCCCCATTAATCTCCGCAGGTAAACAAGGCCCGCCGATACTTGTCTCGTTCAGCTGCTCAAGCCGTAAGAGGGCTAGCTTCAATACTTCGGTTTTCATGGTGTACCCCAAACCGCGTGTTTGTTCTTGTCATCGGTCTTGTGACGAGCCTGCCGACGTAGTTCTGAGTGCGCTCCGTCAAGTTCAAGTTGTAGATTCTCAGCATCAGCCTTCAACCTATCGATCTCCTTGGCTTGTCTGCGTATCTCAGCATGCGCATCGCCCAGTTGTAAGCCAAGCTCTTGCATCTCATCGACGCGCTCCACAGGGTAGTTAGGCGCTGTGTCGTAATACCCCGGCGGGATTTCTGTAACTTTTTTCATCTTGTCCCCCAATTAAAAACTGAATTAACCCGCAGCTTCACAGCCACCACTTTTTTCTTTGGTTTAGCCTTCGGTGGCCGTACCTTGTCTGGGGTCAATCGCCTACCCACCGTGATCTGACTGATGCCCAACTTCAAGGCAATAGCGTGCTGACTTAGACCCTGCTTATGCAGATAGAGCAAGCGATCCATATCGACTGCTACCCTTGCTCGCCCAGCGTTCTTGCGCTCTCCACCGTGTGTCATAGCACCAACCCCACAATCCCAAACGCGCCGACAACAAGCAAGATGGCCCACGCCACCAGCGACCAATGGAACTCTGGGGGGTCATTACTCCACTCAGGCGGGTCGGGAAGCATCTTGATCGGCAGTTCGTCGTCCAGCGTGGCCTCGTCGAAGTAGCAACTCCCTCCGTTGCACAAGTGAGGTGTTGGGCAGGGCTGCCGACCTGCATCACACCAGTGGGATGGTTTGATTGTCATGTTGTCTCTTTCGTTTTTTACACATAGAGAGGTGACGGCCCCGCCACTACATCGGGAAGCGCACAGGGTGAATTAAAAACAAGCCCCTGCGAACCGGCTGCCGTCATAAAACTAGATTGCCAAGCAGAACGCCCTGCTTTTCAGTGGATCACTGAATGGAATGTCCGAGTCCATATCTGAAAATCCACCACCACCCGTAGGCTGTTGAGATGGTACTGGCGCTGGCTGTGATTCCTGCGCTTTCTTTAGCACGGCCTCCTGAAAGCCGGTGGACATGAATGTCAGATTAAAGTACGCTCCGTCTTGCTTTTTTATTGACGGGCCTGAAACGAACGGGCCATTCTTGCCGTTGGCGATCTGGCAGGATTTCACAACTAGGAACGCATCACCACCTACAGTGCTGGAAAGCTCCAAGTTAAATTGCGGCCACTTTGATTTTGTCTGCCAGATAGTGCGAATTTCCATGATTTTCTTTCAGTTTTGGTTATTGAGTGCCAGCGCAGAACGCAACGCGTCCTCGTTGGCCTTTACGATTTTGGAAAAGGCGATCATGTCGGCTTCCAGTGCCTCGATTGCGTTTTCATCTCTGGTGATGCGCTTGATGACCATGTGGTCAAGTGACGGAACCCAGATTACAAGATCAATCCACTTTCTGCCTGTCAGCCATAGACCAAACATGCACTGGTCGATAAAGTCAGAATGGTCGCCGCTTGCAACGATTTCCAAAATTCGCTCAGGGCTGAAAAGGCACTTAATTTCAAGCAGGCCGTCATCGTCTATCAAACCGTCCGGGCTGTAAAGAAAGCAGTCATCATCAGTGGCAATCGCGCCCACCTCTTCGACAAGGTTTCCAGTGCGTGCTTCATAAGCTCGACGCGCAATCGGCTCTTGTTCGTTGCCCTCCTTCATCTGCCAACTCTGGAAAGTCTTGTCGATTGGCTTCCCGGCGATGCGTTCGACGGCCACCTGTGCGGCGTAGGCGGTTTGCTTGGCAGACGGTTTGCCAGATTTCAGCGTGTCGCGGGCATCCTTCGCTCGACTTGCCGTTATCTTGCCGACTCTGCACTGAATCCATGCCTCGCCGCCCTGCGGAAATGAATCGTGATCGTAGTGAATCATTGCGCCACCCCCAGCAGTCGGCGGATTTCATCAACCGGCCAGGCCAAACGGCCATTGATGCTAATAGGGCACAAGCCATCAGGAAAATCGCCGTTACAGCTCCAGCCTCTTAAAGTCTGCGGGCGGCGGTTTAGATAGTACGCAGCCGCGTTAGTGTCCACTGTGGGGCGGGTGACAGTTTCCAGCGCGGGAAACTGTTTATTTATTTGTATCATCATGGCTTCACCGCCTTCGCTTCATCGGCAGACTTCGCGGCCTTTTTGAGTGCATAGCTTTCCGAATCCAGCAGGGTGCGTTCTTCCGGGGTGCGGGACTTGATAAACTCGCCCAGCGACTTCCAACCGCCCATAGCCGCGTCACGCGCCTCAGCCACCAGCTCAATCGGCGCTTCTGCCCTTGGTGCCGTGTTGCCATCGTTATCATCGCCACCCTCTGCAACGCCGCAGATTGCCTTCAACGTGTAGCGCTCCAAATAGCTCTTGGTGCTGGCTCGTGCTTGAAGTGCATTCTTGGCTCCACCAGAATCAGGAGGCCCGCCCATTGAAACGCTCTCGGCATGGCCGCCGATGTGCTTCAATGTGCAAGTCACTTCCAGCCAGTCCTTTTCATCCTTCGTGATCTTCCAAGCCGCGCTCAGGCCGTTGCGGGACAGGGCAGGGGTGACGGCATCTACAACTGTATGCAGTTCGGCGTAGCCCTTCCCGGCAAGCGGGCCTAGCTGTACCTTGGTTGTTTTTAGGACGCGCACCGCCTCGGCTTTAAAATTTGCGAAGGCGACGTTGTAATCTTTTTCAGCTTGGCGCCGCTCCCATCGCTCTTGCAGATCGAGCATCTGCCCCATGTGCTCCATGCTCGCACCATTCGCAAGTGCAGCCATCATCCGGTCAACTGGCGAACCGGTGGACAATTCGCGGGATGCGACTTGCGCCAATTCAACTACCTCGGTTTCGATCATTTCGATTGCCATATCATTCCTTGTGGTTAAAAATTACTTCAGTCTCTCGGCAAGCATTGCATCGGCCATTTCGTAAGCGCGGTGGGTAATGACCGCAGGCCCGCCAGCAGATTCAACTGAAAACTTTACAATAAGCGCCTGCATTGCAAACGCCGCATACCAATCGAACAGCGTAAGCTCAGATATAGGCAGCGGGACTGGTTTTTTCGTTGTCATGCTGTAATCCTTTTCAGTGGAGTGGCCAGCAACCACCGTGGGCCAAGCAAGGCCACAGAACGCATCCAAGAGCGCTGATTCGCCCTATTCAACGACTTGGGTACATGCTTGGTGCTGTAGAGCCTTATGGCTCTTTTTGCGAGTGATAGTTGAGTCATACAACCTCCAAAATTTGATCGGCAAGCACGTTGTCAACGGCTATCCGCAAGTCAATCTGCGCATTCAAAACGCGCACATAATCCTTTGGTGAAAGCCTAACACCGTCAGACTCTGCTATGCGTACCATCGTGAGGCAGGCTAGTGCTTCGACGAGCAGCGGAAGGGGGATGGTTTTCACGACACCTCCTCACCCTGAAACGCCCGGATTTCTTGCCCCATCCTGTCGGCAACATCTTCAAGGTTGACCGAGCCAAGATCCATGTAGGCGCTGCCCAATATCGCCCCGTGTAGCTCATTAAGAATCTTCACTGCGTCCGGCCCTTCAAAGCGGTGCGCCTGTAGCTCAGTGAGAATCATCTCAAGCGATTCATCAGTTCCCGCAACGCGGATGATGCTGTTTGTCATTTTATTCACTCCTGTAGTAGTTGAAAATCAATCACTCTTTTGCAGTGACACATGAATCATGCTCCTATTGCGCCATATGTCAAATAACTAAATAATAGTTGACTGAATCAGTTGGACATTAGACACGTGGCGCAATGTGTGGCATGATGCTCTTATGAAAACACTTCAATACGAGCTTTGTCTCATATCCAACCTGTCCCACTTTGCGCGGTACACCGGGTTGCCGAGGCGTACATTGAACAGGATTCGTGCTGGAAACAAGATCAGCATAATGACGCAATTAGCCGTGACCGCTGGACTGAAAAGTTACCTTGCGCTGCCCAAGTCGGCTAGGACTTGACACAAAAAATTAAACGGCGCACACTTCCATTCTGAACCCGGCTAGGCGAGGAGTAATTACCCCGCTGAAAAGATGATCCCCCATCCCGCCGCCAGTTCTTTTTTTTGGGGTAACGCGGGAATTCCAAATGCAACAAAATATACCAACCGCCGAGCAGTCGGTAGTCACTGAAGCTGAGATTGAAGCGGCAGAGGCTGAGATAAAAGAAACGTCTGAGGCACTTTACGAGCTTCGAGAAAACTTGTTTTCCGTGATGGGTGTTATGGATGATGAAAGGTTATCCGACGCTGATCGCAAAGAATTGATTGAGGGTTTTGCCTACCAGTGCCTAGATCAAACCCAAAGCGTCCTAGAAGACCTGCTTGGACTTGAGGAACAGCGCGGCGAACTCGACCGCCAATGCGCTGAACTGTATATGGAAAACCTTGGCCTAAAAGCTATGTTATACACCGGAAGGGTGGTGCATTGATGTCTTACCAAGCCTACGAGTACGCCAAAGCATTTTGGCTTAGAGCCAATCCAACGGCCACCCCTGCACAGTACGAGGCTGCGTGTCAGCGCCTTGCGCGTCAGATGGGCGTGTGATGCACTACTACAAACGAAACCTTGGCGACTACGCGAAGAAGGCTGGGCGGCTCTCAATGCTCCAGCACGGAGCGTACACGCTTTTGATTGATGCGTGCTATGACCGTGAACAGTTCCCAACACACAGCGAAGCACTCGAATGGACTTGGGCCAGCTCGACCGCCGAGGTTGAGGCGGTCGAGTTTGTTTTGGCTAAGTTTTTTGAACTCGTAGAAGACGGCTGCTATGTGCAGTGGCGCATCAGCGAGGAGTTACAGAACTACCAAGCCAACGCCGTTACGAATAAGCGAATAGCTATCGACCGCGAAACGAACCGTAAAGAAAAAGGCACGAACCGTGCTAATACCACGGACGAAGCGTTAACAAAGCGTCAACGAGTAGAACACGAACCGCCACCTAACCATAAACCATTAACCAATAACCAAGAACCAATAACCAAAGAGAAGAAGGCGCAAGCGCCCGACAACTTTGTTTTGCCAGACTGGATAAACCAAAAGCACTGGGATGCTTGGCACTCAAATCCAAAACGCAAAAAAGCCACGCCAGCGCAAAAACAGCTATCCGTGGACAAGCTGGACAAATGGAGACAGGCAGACTCGGATTTTGCCGGGGCTTTGGAAAATGCTGCGGTGGGTGGGTATCAGGGTTTATTTCTGCCAGATGCCAAAAAAGCTGGAAAATTCACCGATGACCCATTCGGATTGAGGACTGCGCTATGAGCCTTGAGAATTTACTTTCACGACTTGAGAAAGTCAAAGGCCGGGGCGGTTCCTACGTTGCCTGTTGTCCTGCCCACCCAGACAAAACCCCATCACTGGCGATTAAGGAATCTGACGGCAAGATAATCCTGCATTGCTTTGCGGGTTGTGCTGTTGCCGACATTGTGGGCGCGGTAGGGATGGATATTACCGAGCTTTTCCCACCAAGTGAGCCGAGGTACACCCCGCAGCCGAGGGTTAAGTTCTTCGCCACCGATATGCTGAAAGTTCTACATCTGGAGGCCACGATTGTGATGGTATCGGCTTTGAACATCACCCAAGGCGTTATCCTAAAGCCAGCCGACATTGACCGACTGAAGCTCGCCTACCAACGAATCGACACTGCTATGGAGTCAGTATGAGAGTTGAAACCATCAACAATGCCACGCTTATGCAAGTTGATTGCATGGAGTACATGGCAACGCTGCCTGACAAGGCGTTTCAATTAGCCGTGTGCGACCCTCCATACGGACTAGATGCTGACAGCATGAATGGACGAGGCAAGATGAAGGGCCGCGCAATCCTGATGGACACAAGTTGGGACAAAGCACCGACGCAGGCTTACTTTGATGAACTACGGCGCGTGAGTGTGAATCAAATTATCTGGGGTGGCAACTACTTTCCGCTACCGCCGGCGCGCTGCGTTATCGCATGGGACAAAGTGCAGCCGTGGGAAAACTTCAGCCAATGGGAAATGGCGTGGACTTCGTTTAATTCACCAGCCGCACTGTTCAAATTTGACAACCGCACGGGTGACAAAATCCATCCAACCCAGAAGCCTCAAGCTCTGTATGAGTGGTTGCTGACAAGGTTTGCCAAGCCGTGCGACCGCATCCTTGATACACATGGCGGCTCAATGTCGAGCGTGATAGCGGCCTTAAAAATGGGCTTTGAAATCACTTGCACAGAGCTTGACCCGGACTACTTTGCCGCTGGTGTTGAACGTGTGCAGAACTCGCAACGGCAGGAAACGCTATTCACCCCATCCCCACCTAAGCAAGAGCAAATGAAAATGGAGGTCGTATGAGTACCCTATCCTCAGTTGAGAAAGTCGCAATCCAGCTTGATGAACACCGCAAAACGCGGGTCAAAACTCAGGAAATCAACTTCGAGGACTACATGGCGAACCGGAAGGAAGACTTCGCGCACATAAAGCCAGCGGAGAACTTCAGGGAAGAGTTGATTGAGGAATTTCACGCTGAAGAATCGACAAAGGGTTTACACCTGCCGTGGGGGAAGATGGCCGATAAGTACCGCATTCGACGGGGAGAGTTGACGGTGTGGACTGGGTTCAATGGACACATGAAGTCGATGGTGACGGGGTTTATTCTTTTGGATTTACTGTCGCAAGGCGAGAAGGGGCTTGTAGCGTCTTTCGAGATGAAGCCAATGAAAACCCTTCGACGGATGGCATCACAAGCGGTAGGAGCGTCGAAACCATCAGAGCAGTACATCGACAAGTTTATGGATTTTGTTGCCGGGAAACTTTGGATCTACGACCAGCAAGGCGAGACAACTCCTGATCGGGTTTACGCTGTTATCACCTATTGCGCCGAGCAGCTAGGAATCACGCAGATCATTGTTGATTCATTGATGAAAGTCATTGGAGATGAGGATGACTACAACGGGCAGAAAAAGTTTGTCGGGAAACTTCAATCGCTGGCGCGAGATTTGAACATTCATATCCACCTTGTCACCCACTCAAGGAAACGAGAGGATGAGAACAAGCGCCCCGGAAAGCAGGACAACAAGGGATCGGGCGCGATTGTGGATCAGACGGACAATTTCGCAGTCGTTTTTAAGATACCCAAAAAGCCAGACATTGAGGACACCGGGCCTGATTTTTGCCTTTATTTCGACAAGCAAAGGCACGGCGAGTGGGAGGGGAACATTGCGCTTTGGTTTGATGAGAACAGTCTCCAGTTCAAACAAAACCCGCATGACAGAGCGAAGCACTATGTATGAACTGCCAAACCTGCTGCAATCTAAAGTCGGGAAACCTTACCCGGCACGGCTTCAATGCCTGCAAGCTAGGGACGACATTCGAGTTCTTCCCGCTAACCCATACCTGCGACAAACACTCACCCGAAACACTAGAAAAGCAGGCAGTGCGGGATGCTTGGCTGAAAAAGAACGGATAACAGCATGAAAAGAGCAACCGCCATCAAATATTCTATTGAAGTCGCAAGGCGGCTGCATAGCGTTAATGGCCTTCTGGCGACACCAGTGTGCGGCAATGAGTTTGTGCGAATAAGCCGGGTTTGGGTTTTTGGAAGCACTGCGAAGGGGAGTCAAACCCCGAATGATTTGGATTTAATGATTGAGATCAAAGTGTGTGGTCGGCATAAATCATGGGAGCAGTCAACTATTGACAAGCGGTATCACAGGTCATATGGCATCAGGGCTGCGCCAGATTCCCGTAGCTACGCGCTGAAGTGGCTCACAAAGGGTATGAAGCTAGTAAGCAGGCATTGCACCGACATGGATGCGGTTGCGCTTGATGTGAAGACGTTGATTTATCCTCGTTTTGAATTGAGTGCAACAGCATGACCCAGCACGTTTACGGTTGCCACAACCGCCCGGAATTTGTAGCAGCCTACAAAGTCACCGGGGGCGAGAGCATCCTAAATGCCTTTGTCGGTCAGGGCTGTAAGTACACATTGTCCGAGCTTGGTAGGGTTGACAAGGCTTGCTTGGGCTGTAAGTGGAAGGCTGCATGATGATTGAATTCCATATTCCCGGAGAACCAGTAGCAAAGGGCCGCGCCCGCAGCTTTATTCGCGGCGGCCATATCGCGCACCATACGCCAAAGAAAACAGCAAATTATGAGTCACTGGTGGCATTGGCTGCGCAGTTTCACATGGCTGCGACGAGACAAGCGATGCTAGAAGGGCCGCTATTGTTGACATTTTCAGCGGTATTCACAATCCCGAAGTCGTGGTCTAAAAAGCGCAAAGCCGCCAATGATTTAGTACCTGAGTTTGTCACCAAGCGGCCAGACTTGGACAACATCGCCAAGGCGCTATCTGACGGCATGAACGGCGTTGTTTACGCTGATGACAGCCAGATCGTCAAAATGTCGTGCTGCAAGTTTTACGGGGACAGGCCGGGAGTTTGGGTAATTGTTGCAAGGGTTACATGACTAAAGCCGAACTAATCCACAAAGGCAAGCTGGCAGAAATAGGCTGTATGGCCTGCCTGCGCATACATGGTGCGCATAATCCGGGGCCGGTAGAGTTGCACCACCTGCGCACCGGAGGATGGGGTAAGGGTGATTACAAGACGCTGATACCGCTTTGCGTAGAGCATCACCGGGGCAAGACCGGCGTGCATGGATTGGGGACAAAAGGGTTTACCAAGCATTACGGATTCGATCAGGCCGATATGCTAAAAGACGCTTTAGAGGCCACGCAATGAACGACAAAATATACGGGTGGACGGAATCGCAGCTATCAATCGCAAGGCGATACGGCGGTATCGTCATTCAAGGTATGCAGTACTACATCGACAGAACCGATCCAGAAATGCCGCTGGTCAGAGTAGGAGTGAAGCCCTACGCAGCCAACATCAAAGCCGAAAAGCAGAAAGCGAACCGGGAGCAGGCTGAAAAGGCCGTTAAAGCTCAGGAGGTGATGTTTTGAAGCAGATATTCCGACTGGTACACGCCGAAGCTAGGCGAAGGGCTATGAACGCTTTGAAGGGGGCCGCAGACGGGCAGATCGTGACGATTGCAGACGATACCCGTACCAACGACCAATCCGCGAAGTTTCACGCCCTTGTAGGCGACATAGCTAAGTCCGGGACTGAATGGGCCGGGAAACGAAGGACTGCTGACGAATGGAAGGTCTTGCTTGTTTCAGGCCATGCTGTAGCGACAAAAGAGGGAAGTGACGTAGTGCCGGGGCTGGAGGGGGAATTTGTGAACGTCCGAGAAAGCAC